CACACATAAAAAACATATTATACATACAAGGTGTTGCAAAAATATCACAAAATGAGAACAAATAGCGAACTTTCTGATAACCTTTAAGTTATCGGAAAATTACTAATGATAACTCATAACTTATTGATATAAAATTTATGGTTGTAACTAGTTGGTTATTGGATCTGAATTACTAAATATGGGGGTTTTTAATTGGTGGCTACCTGATTTTGTGTTACCGGTTAAATTAAAATTAATGTATGCTACAAACACATGGACGATAGATTTCTAAAAACAATAATCTTCATTATGAAAGATAAAACGACAAAAAAACCAATTGTCATTACACATTTTCAAGGTTTTAAAACAAACGATGAAGCTGAAGACTTTTCTGAATTCTTAAGAACACAATTTATTTTGCCAGACGATTATCCAGATTCAAATGAAACAATACATTAAGGGGGGTTTTGTTTTAAAATGAAACAAATTGTAATTCCCTATGCACCAAGAAAAATCCAAAATTTTTTGCATGAAAAATGCGATAAGAACCGCTTTAATGTCATCATTGTTCATCGTAGAGGGGGTAAGACTGTATTTGCTATCAACCACCTCATTAGAGCTGCTCTAACAAGCAATAAACCCTATCCTAGATTTGCTTTCATCTCTCCTTACCGGTTACAAGGAAAGTCAACCGCTTGGGATTATATGAAACAATTTTCCTCTGCCATACCAGGAACAAAATTCAATGAGTCTGAACTTAGGGTAGATTTCTCAGTTAATAACTCAAGAATACAAATTTTAGGCGGTGAGAATAGTGCTGCCATAAGAGGTCAGTATTTTGATGGGATAGTTTGCGATGAAACTCAAAACCTTTCGCCAGACCTTTTTGATACCATTTTAAGACCTTGTTTGTCGGACAGAAAAGGCTTTGCAATATTCATAGGCACTCCGATGGGAAGAAACTGGTTCTTTGATTTACATGAAAATGCTAAACACAATAAAGATTGGTTTACAGCAGTCTTCAAAGCTAGTGAAACAAACATCATAGCAAAGGAAGAATTACAAGCTGCGAAACAAACGATGTCGCCAGAAAGTTATGCTCAAGAATTTGAATGTTCTTTCCAAGCTGGAATATCAGGTTCTTATTATGGTAAGACAATTGAGGAACTAGAAGAAAAAGGGAATGTTAAAAATTTTGAAATCGATGATAATTTAGAGGTCGAAACATGGTGGGATTTAGGAATGAACGATTCTACTGTGATTACCTTTGCTCAACGACACAATGATGAAGTTAGAATAATCGACTGCTATGAAAATGCAGGTGAGGGTTTAGAGCATTATTTAAATATTATAGATAGCAAACCTTATAACTACTCAAAGCATATAGCTCCCCATGATATTAGAGTTAGAGAGATTGGAACGAATAAGTCTAGGTGGGAAACCGCAAAAGAAATGGGGCTAGAATTTGACATAGCACCTAAACTTAGTGTAGAAGATGGTATTGAGCAAGTAAGACGAATGTTGCCTAAGTGCTACTTTCATAAAAACAATTGCAAAAAGTTGGTTGAGGCATTAAAATCATATTGCAAACGCTGGGATGAAAAAAATAATTGTTTTAGAAATAAACCTTTGCACAACTGGGCATCACACTTTGCAGACTCAGTACGATATGGAGCTGTGACAGAACCTATCGAAAGATCAGATTGGGACAAACCAATTTATGTGGACACAAATTATATAGTTTAATATGGCAAAAAAAATAATCGAATTATCAGATCCTAAATTAAGAAGTTTATTATCCAACCAAATAGAAAATGCTTTAGGGTATTTAGGAGGTAATCTTTCTGAGTCTAGAAGAAAATCTTTAGAATATTATTTAGGAGATAAACTTGGAACAGAAATAGATGGTCGTAGTCAGGTAGTATCAACTGATGTTGCAGATACAATCGAAAGTATCTTGCCAAACCTTCTTAGAGTTTTTACAGCAAGTGATAAAGTAGTAAGATGCGAACCGGTAACTGCGGAAGATGTACCTTTGGCAGAACAAGCAACTGCATATTTAAATCATGTGTTTTACAAAGACAATAATGGTTTCCAATTATTATATAATTTTTTTAAAGATGCTCTAATTGAAAAAAATGGTTTCTTAAAAATTTATTATGACGAAAGTGAAAAAGTAGAATTTGAAACTTACAAAAATTTATCCAAAGCTGAAAAAGATTTATTAGAAGATACCAAAGATGAAATTGAAATTATTGAAGAAGAAGAAATAGAAGATGAAACTGCAAAAGAACAATTTGAAGCACTACTAGAACAATATGAAGATCAAGGAGCAGATGTATCTCAAGTTCAAGAACCAGATTTTATTTTATACAATTGCAAAATTAAACGAACTAAAAAAACTGGTAAAATAAAAATCGAAAGCGTTCCGCCAGAAGAATTTTTAATTGATAGAAATGCAAAGTCTATTGACGATGCCGATTTTGTTTCGCATAAAGTTTTAATGTCAAGATCAGACCTAGTTGCTATGGGTTATGATGAAGATGAAGTTAATGACTTACCAACTAGCGAAGAAGATATTTACAATACTGAAGAAATTACTAGACAAAGAAACATAGACGAATATCCAGTCGATAGTGCTACAGATAAATCTACAGAAAAAGTTTTAATCTATGAGTCTTATGTAAAATACGATTACGATGAAGATGGTATTGCAGAACTAAGAAGAATTGTATCAGCAGGGGATGATGGTTCTATGGTGTTAGAAAATATGCCTTGCGATAATGTTCCATTTGTAACTGTAACTCCTATTCCAATGCCACACAGATTTTATGGAAGATCCATTTCAGAATTAGTTGAAGACATCCAATTAATGAAATCAACTGTTATGCGTCAGTTATTAGACAATATGTATTTAACGAATAATAACAGAGTTGCGATCATGGATGGTATGGTGAATATGGATGATCTTTTAACGACTAGACCAGGTGGTGTAGTTAGAACTAAGCAACCTCCAGGACAAGTGATGCAGCCTTTACAAGCTCAACCGATTTCACAACAAGCATTTCCAATGTTATCTTATTTAGATTCTGTAAGAGAAGCTAGAACTGGAATTACAAAGTCTGCTCAAGGATTAGATGCAGATACTTTAAATTCAAAAACTGCAACTGGTGTAAATACTTTGATGACGCAAACTCAAATGCGTTCAGAATTAATTGCTAGAATATTTGCTGAAACAGGTGTTAAAGATTTATTTAGAAAAATATTTGAGCTTATGGTTAAGTATCAAGACAAAGAAAGAATTGTTATGTTAAATAATCAGTACATTCCGGTTAAACCTACTGAATGGAAAGATAAATTTAATATTAATATTGTGGTAGGACTTGGAACTGGCTCTAAAGAACAACAAATCCTAATTCTAAACAACATCCTTGAACGACAACTTCAAGCATTTCAGTTACAAGGTGGAAAAGAGATGCCAATGGTAACTCTAAAAAATATTTATAACACTTTATCGAAAGTAATTGAGAACGCTGGACTTAAAAATGTGGAAAGTTACTTTGTTAATCCTGATATTGGCAAACAAATGATGCCTCCACCAGCTCCACCACCTCTAACTCCTATTGAAAAAATAGAATTTACTAGAATTGATGCTGAGAATAAGAGAAAAATTGCTGATCTACAATTACAAGCACAAGAATTGGCTCAAAAAACTCAAGAAATGCAATTAGACTTTGAAGCGAAGATAAAAGAAATGGCTTTAAAATATAATACTCAGTTAGATACTGCAAAAATTAAAGCTGATGCAGATTTAGATAAGATGATGGTGGCAGGAGATAACAAAATTCTTGAACAAGCCACAAAATCGACTAATATGTTCAGTCAACAGTTACAAGGACTAAATGGAAACCAAAGACCAGGTGAGGAGATCGGAAGAAATCAGCCGATCCAACCAAGCCAAACAAATACTGGAGAATAAAATTTTTATAGAGGCAATTGATTCTCTAAAAAAACTTTATTCTGAAGCACTACTTGAAAAAACTGGTGCGAAAGAAAGCGATACTAGAGAAAAACTCTGGATTGCTTATAATGTTGTTGGAAAAGTAGAACAACATCTTCAAACTGTAATTGAAACAGGGAAACTTGCAGAGAAACAGTTAGAAGATTTTAGAAAACAACAACGCCAAACAAAATTTTAACCATCAAGGTTGAAATAAGCAAAGAAATTTTTTTTCTTTGATTAAATCAAAGCCAAGTCGAAAGACAGCTTAACCATAGGAGGACTTAAATGTCTGACAGTAACCCATTACTGAACAATGTGTCAGTACAAGGTGCTGCTAAATCTATTGAAGGTTTGATGGACTCTAAAGGAGTTATCAAAAAACCTCAAGCAGAAGCAACACCAGTTGAACCAAAAGAAGAAGTTGAAGCGAAAGTAGAAACTGAAACTGAGGTTGAACAACCAACTGAAACTCAACCGGAACAACCAGTTCAGGAAGTTTTAGAAGAAGAAGCATCCGAAGATGAAAATGCGATTGAAGAACAAGAAACCGATCTACACCAAGTTATTATCAATGGTGAAAAGATTGATGTTGACCTTGAAGAATTAAAAGCAGGTTATCAAAAAGATGCCGACTATAGACGAAAAACTGAGGAGATAGCGATTGAAAAAAGAGAGCTAAAAGCCGAAGAAGATCGTCTGAAAAACCAGTATTCAACAAAGATGGAAGATTTAAATTCTTTAGTCGTTACTTTGAATGCTGAAATTAACAACGATATGAATTCTAAAGAGTTAGATGCTCTTTGGGAGGAAGATCCGACTGAAGCTGCTAGAGTTGATCGTAGAATACAAAAACGAAAACAATCAATTCAACAAGCACAGCAAAAACTGAGAGAGCATCAACAATCTCAGTTCCAGGAAGTGTTAAGAGAAGAACAAAAAAAACTTCACATGAAGCATCCTGAAATTGCTGATCCTATAAAAGGTGCAACAGTTAAATCGAATATTATGAACTACTTAAGTTCTAAGGGATTCTCAAATGAGGATGTCGCAAGAATTTATGATTCAAGATATTTCGATGTGATTATGGATGGTATGAACTTTAATAAAACTAAATCAGCTAAACCTAATTTAGTTTCTAAAAAAGTTAAACCAACTACTAAGTTTGTTAAGTCAGGCATTAAAAGTACAAAAGAAGAATTAAACTCTAAGTCTAGGTTGAATCAAATTAAAGCGTTGAAAAAGTCAGGAAGTCCAAAAGACGCTACTGATCTTTTACTGCGTTATTTATAAACAATAACCTACTAAGGAGATAAACAATGGCTGTATATCAAACATACCAAACAGTCGGCATAAGAGAAGATTTGGCAGATATTATTTATTCAATATCACCAACTGAAACACCTTTTATGTCTGGCGTTGCTAAAACAAAAGCAACAAACACTTCACACCAATGGCAAACAGACGCATTAGCTGATGTGGCTGCAAATGCTGCGGTTGAAGGTGCTGCGATTTCTTATGGAACTCAAAGTGCGACAACTAAAGAAACTAACTACACTCAAATCTCTACTAAAGCTGTTCAAGTATCAGGAACTAATGATGCTGTAACATCTGCTGGTAGAAACAATGAGTTAGCTTACCAAGTAGCTAAAGCTGCGAAAGAGTTAAAAAGAGATATGGAAACTGCTCTTTTATCTAACAATGCTAAAGAAGATGGAGATGCTACAACTGCAAGAGAATTAGGTGGAGTCCAAACTTGGATCGAAACTAATGTTGATGCAGGTGCTGGTGGATCTGGTGCAGGTAATGGTGCTGCTAGAACTGATGGTACTCAAAGAGCTTTTACTGAAGATCAGTTAAAAGGTGTTTTGAGAAGTTGTTACAATGAAGGCGGAAACCCTAACATGATTATGGTTGGTGCTTTCAATAAACAAAAACTATCAGGCTTTACTGGTGGATCTACAAGATTTGACGCTGCTGAAGATAGAAGATTAATTACTTCTATTGATGTATATGAGTCAGATTTCGGAACTATGCAAGTAGCTCCAAACAGATTCATTAGAGGTGCTAATGCTACTGCTGCTAAAGTAGGTCAAGATGCTCTTATATTAGAGATGGACTACTGGGCAGTTTCTTTCTTAAGAGATTTTGCTTTGCAAACTCCAGCTCAGACTGCTGACGCAGATCAGAGATTTATGGTTGCTGAGTACACTCTTGAGTCAAGAAATGAAAAAGCAAGTGGAATGGTTACAGACTTAACTACTTCATAATAAATAATTTGTGGTGGGGGAGAAATCCCCCATCATATTTAATCAACAATTTTGTTTGGTCTTTGAAGATTTATTTAAAGTCGGAACGAAGCAAATAAAAAGGATAAAAAATGAGAACATTAAACGATTATTTTATAACAGCTGAAATTGAAGATGTATCAACAGCTTCATCAACTTTTGTTGCTGTACCTGATGGCGGAAAAATTATAAAAATTCTTTCTGCTAATCAAGCAACTATTACTGGTACTGCCGCACTTTCTTTTGAAATCGGTGGAACAGCAGTTACTGGCGGTGGAATTTCTATCGTAGCTTCAGGCTCTGCTGGTGCAATAGACACAGCTGAACCAACTGGTGCAAATACTGTAACTGAAGGTGGATCTATCGAAATGATTACTGATGGTGGATCAACTAATACTTCAAAAGCAGTTGTAACTTTTGTTATAAGAAGATAATAAACAAAAGGGGGATCTTGCCTAGCGGTATTTCCCCCTAATTAATTAGGAGAAAAACTATGAGTTTTAATTATGGATTAAGACCTACTACTCATCAAGGAATAACAAGCACAGGTACAAGTTCACAATCAAGTGCTTTTGGTTCTCAAACTGAATATGTAAGAATAGCAGCTACTGCTGATGTTTATATTTTATTTGGTGCGAATCCAACTGCTGTATCAACTGCTGGTTCTTCAACAATCTTTATACCTGCTGACCAACCTGAAATTTTTAAAGTTTCACCTGGTGAAAAAGTTGCTGTGATTGGTAGTGCTGAAGTTTCAGTTACTGAAATGTCTGGCTAATGGCTAGACAAAAGTTTGTTCATTTTGTTCCAAGACCAAAGCCAAGAAAAAGACCTGGCAAACATAAAAAATCTCAGAACAAAAATGAAAAAAGACAAAAAAAACAAAAAAGATATAAAGGTCAAGGCAGATGAAAAAAGATATAATTTTAGATGGATTGCAAAAAACAACCTACATGAAAGATGACATGGAAGGTAAAATTGCAGTTAAAGAAGAAGTTAATATTGATTCACACCTAAAGCATAACAAAGAATTGCTAAATATGAATGATGGCTATTCTAAATCAAGAGATTTGAAAAGAGTAGCCAGTATTCCAACTATTGCTTTAAGTGTCTGGGCAAATGAGTATAATGGTGATAGTAATTGGTTTGGACTACCACCAGAAGTTCAAAAAAAAATATTAAAGAAAAAATTAAATAGCAGCGAATTTAGATATTTTAGAACTGCTGAAGGAAAATTATAATGGCACTAGCAACATATTCAGATTTAAAAACATCAATTGCTAACTGGTTAAACAGATCCGATTTAACTAATGAGATTTCAGAAGATTTTATTGTACTTACTGAAAAAGATTTTAATTCTAAATTAAGAATTAGAAAAATGAATGAAACAAATAGTTCTTTTACTATTGATTCTGAAACAGTAGCTTTACCAACTGGCTTTTTACAAGTAAGAGATTTTTATATTTTACAAGGTGGTACTAAGTATGCACTAAAATATATTACTCCTGCACAAATGGATCAAATAAAAGGTGGCTCAACATCTGGTATGCCAA